AGGAAATCTGGCTCCCAAGTCGATGGCCGACATACATGCTAGGGATAAGGAAGAGAATATCTATAGTGAAAGTTTCACTACTGCTCTTCCAGCATCCCACGATTCAGCATGTGCAGATTTCAAAGATTTATCGCGTATTGTAACGCGGAATCTGTGTCATGCCAGCATGATCTACGACGGGGAAGACGGGATGCGTCAAGCTACCTTCAACGCTTTCTTCATTTGTTCGAATGTTGCCATTATGCCACAACACATGTGGACCGTTAGCGATAGTTTTAAATCGCAATTTGTACGCCATGATCGAACTAAGATCGGCGGAAATTTTACGGCATATGTAAGTTGGAAGCATTCTGTACACATACCTGGTACTGATTTGTGCCTGGTGTGGGTGCCCAATGGCGGTGATTGGCGTGATTTGTCTTGTTACCTTCCCTTGGATCGCATCAAGAACAATATGTTCTTCCGGTTGCCTGGGATCTTGACCTACCGTGATGTGGAAGGTCATGTGAAAACTTCCAACGCTGGTTTAAAATACCAGATGACCGCCAATGACATTGAGTTCTATGGCGCTACGTATGAGTTGGATTTTAACACATTTCAAGGTCTCTGCATGGCCCCTGTTGTTACCCAGACAAAAGCCCCCGTGATTGGCGGTTTTCATCTGGGAGGCTACAACGGCAAACCCGGTGGATGCTGTGGACTTCTGCTGAAACGTGATTTCGACGCCGCATTGGAGAAGTTGAAGGCAATTCCTTCTGTGATGCTTGGTATGAGTTCTGGAACCATGCCCACTGAGCAATATGATAAGCAGTTTTTGATATCTCGGGACATCCATCCCAAGAGTCCTGTCAATTTTCTGCCGCCTGATTCTAATTGCTTGGTGTACGGCTCATGTATTGGACGTGCCACGTATTACTCGAAGATCGTCAAGACTGCTATCTCTGATGGCGTTGAGAAAGTCTTTGGAGTGGCAAATAAGTGGGGACCCCCCCACTTCCATGTGCATCCTTGGCATACCTCTTTGTCTCATGCAACGAATCCTTCCATTGGTGTCGAAGGACACTATTTGGACTGGGCGATGGACGACTATTTAGCCCCCATTATTGATTTGTTGAAGAAGATACCGGAACTAGCCGAGCAATGTCGCCCGCTTAGCCGCATGCAGAATCTTGCTGGTATAGATGGCAGACGTTTTATTGACGCCATCAAACGAGCGACTTCCATAGGTTTTCCTCTTTCTGGAGCCAAGAAATTCTTTATTCGCTTCTTGAATCCTGATGATTTCGATGACTTTCAATGTCCTGTAGAACTAGATGAAATGTTCTGGGATGTTGCTAATGAGATGAAAGAGTGTTACCGGCGAGGTGAACGTGCTTATGCTTTCTTTAAGGCATGTTTGAAGGACGAGGCCACGTTGTTGGAGAAAGACAAGGTGCGTGTGTTCCAAGGAGCCCCCATGGCCATGCAATTGCTTATTCGAGAGTTTTATCTACCGATAGCAAGAGCCTTGTCAGTGTGTCCCTTGTTGGCTGAATGCGCTGTCGGAGTTAATTGTCAAGGCCCCGAGTGGGATATGTTGTCCAGGTACATTGCCCAGCATGGTGAAGATCGGATCCTAGCTGGCGATTATAGCAAGTACGATTTGCGAATGCCTGCACAGCTGACCATGTCCTCTTTCCAGTGTATGATAAGACTGGCTGAGGCCTGTGGTTATTCGGATGATGACTTGACAATCATGCGAGGAATTGCGACTGACGTGTGCTATCCTGTAATGGCTTACAACGGGGACTTGATCCAATTATTTGGGTCGAACCCGTCTGGTCATAACTTGACGGTGTACATCAATTCCATTGCGAACTCCTTGTTGTTTCGATGCGGTTTCCGACACGTTGCTCCGGAGTGGGCACAGGCATGGACTTTCCGAGATGCTTGTGCTTTGGCCACTTATGGTGATGATGCCAAGAGTTCGGTCCACGAAAAGTTTCCTATGTTCAATCACTTGAGCTTTGCGAAGTTTTTGCGTGATCGTGATATGGTTTTCACGATGCCGGACAAGACGTCAACACCTACGGAATACATGCGTGATGCCGATGCAGACTTTTTGAAACGTCGCACGGTTTGGCACGAAGCTTTGAACCACAGTGTTGGAGCCCTTAGTGAAGATTCCATTTTTAAGATGCTACATAGCGGCTTTGATGATGGTATGGCTCAGTCTGTTGCAAATGTGGATTCGGCTTTGCGCGAATGGTTTTACCATGGCAAGGACGTATATGAGAATCGTCGTGCCCAGATGAAGGAACTAGCCAGTCTGTACAATATTGACGGGTCTTGTTCACGTTTGGGACATTCTTATGAAACGTGTGTCAATGAATGGAATGCCAAGTACGCATAGATGGACGGAACATTGCCTGGGAAGCATTTAACTCATCCAGCCCCCGCTCGTATGTGGGGCATCGCCTGGGAAGCGTGGAACTCAACCAGCCAGTTTAGGGTCTGGCCATCAAGGTATAGCAAAACCCCCGTATATGCATGGTTACCATTTTAAATGCATCTTTATGTGTTTGTGTGCCTTTAGAAGAGGCTTCATATATTGAGGACATCCCCCTCGTGGGATACCCCTGTTTAGGGGAAGTGTCGTCCACTGTACATAATACATTTTCCGTCTGGATTGAGTGATCCAGACGGCTACATATTTTCACTTACAAGTTTATTTAATGTTAAAATCAATAAAAATAATACAGAAACGAAGGAGGAAACGGCGGTGTTTTTGGATCAAATGCCGGCTTACACTTATGAGGTGGACTCCACAATGGATCCTACAAGAATGGTGGCTGACCGAGATGATGCAACATTGGACAATTTCTTTTCACGTCCTCTAAAAATCAGGCAGTACACCTGGACTCAATCATCCCTTTTCTATGAGAAATTCAATCCGTGGACATTGTACTTCGATAACCCACGAGTGATCAATCGCATAGCCAATTACAACTTGCTACGTGCAAAGTTGTGTGTCAAGATCGTAATCAACGGTAATGGTTTTCATTTCGGCCGTTTGATAGCATCTTATTTGCCATTGCATCAGAATGATTTCTTTACACAGGATAGGTCTTTCTTTATTCAAGATGTTGTTGGTGCATCGCAGAGGCCTCACGTCTATTTGGACCCCACGTTGAATCAGGGCGGCACTTTGTGTCTCCCTTTCATGTGGCGTGAGAACTATTTGGCGATACCAACTAATGATTGGGAGTTCATGGGGAATATGGTTATCCATACTATGCAGCAGTTGAAACATGCTAACGGTGCGACAGATCCCGTAACAATTTCAGTGTTTGCATGGGCAACCGACGTGACGATGTCTATTCCCACGTCTGCGATGCCATCAGGTATGGCCCCCCAAATGGATGATAAACCAGTGGAACCTCGGAAAGTTGAGTCGATGGACGGTAAACAACGGTGGCACAGGAGTCACCCCAAGTACAGCACGCACTATAATGATGCGCGCTTTAAGTACCCGCCCGAGCCAAAGAGAAATCCTGTCCCTTACACCCCCCAAATGGCGGACGAATATGCTGGTGGACCTATCTCACAACCTGCTTCAGTTGTCGCAAGAATAGCAGGTATGTTGACGGAGGCACCGGTCATTGGTCCATTCGCTATGGCTACGCGAATGGCCGCATCTACAGTCTCCAACATAGCAAAGCTTTTCGGTTATTCCAGACCGAATAATATCGCTAACATCGGTTACTTTAGGCCTGTCCCTATGGGGAATTTGGCCAATGCTAACGTGATGGATACCGCCCAGAAGCTGACGTTCGATTGCAAGCAGGAATTAACTGTTGATCCACGAACTGTCGGGCTGGGAGCTGCAGATGAGATGTCCCTAAAATCGATAGCGACACGCGAGAGTTTTCTTACAAATTTCGTGTGGACACCCGCAGACCCCCCAGAGCAGTGTTTGTTCGAGATTGCGGTCACTCCAATGGTTTGGAGTACTCTTTCGACCACATCAGACACTGAGATCCATATGCCAGCTTGCTGTTTTGCGGCCTTGCCGTTTAAGCACTGGTATGGATCCATGCGATATCGATTTCAGGTGGTGGCATCCAATTACCATAAGGGTCGATTGAAAGTTGTATTTGATCCACATGGTTTCGCTTCAAATGAGTACAATACGAATTATACGTACATCATAGATATAGCGGAATCTAAGGATTTTTCAATCGATATTGGGTGGGCTTCTGACAAGCCCTATTGTAGAGTCGACGCCCCAGGTGAGGGCACGATCGACGAAGACGATTATCCTTGGGCTCCTGGAGAGGTTGGTTTTACCCCAGGAAATGGAGCTAACGGCGTTCTGCGCGTCTATGTGGTCAATGAACTGACTACCCCAAATTCGACTGTGGACAATTCCATTGAAATGAATTGTTTCGTCGCCACTGGTGACGACATTCAGTTCAGGAATCCCTCAGAGAGATTGGAGTTTTATAGTTGGTTTCGAGAACCACAGTTTTTGGATGCGCCTTTCACCCCGCAAATGGCAGATATGCCTTTGCAGGGGGATGCTGAAGACACCAAGGAACCCAGTAAACCCATGCAAACAGAAACAGATGTGTCCTTTAATAACCCTGTTTCCTTGTCGGACAACTACTCTCAAGTTTTCTTTGGAGAGGAAATAGTTTCTATCCGGCAATTGCTTAAACGCTATTGTTTGCATGCTATGGAAGTGGATATGGTGACTGTTCAACAGAACTTGATGTCACTGACTCAAAAGGCTTTCCCCTATTACAAGGGGTATGCTGCAGGTGGAATTTGGAGTACCACCTCCCCCGCATCCCGTTATAACCTTTCATATATGACCTATCTGAATTATTTCACGCCAGCTTTTACAGGTTGGCGTGGAGGTATCAGGTGGAAGGTGAATTATTCGGGTGCTGGAAAGCCTGGATTGTCAGATGGATGGCTCCAAGCGACTCGAACTGCTTCATTGATTGGATATGAGTACACGAACACCAGTATTCATCCTACTCTAGTTGGGAATGCAGCTCTTACGCTTTGGCAAAATTCTATCACCACTGTTGGAGGGACAGCTGAAACTTCGCTGCGTGTTTGTGATACGTTGGAATTTGAAGTACCGTATTATGCCTCGGAAAGGTTTTCCCAGGCAAAATCGACTAATTACACAACAACCATCAACGCAGTCCCGGAGTTTAAGATTGAGGCATTGTCGGCCAAGGGAGTCTTGGATGGGACTACGGCCACTACAATTTTGCGCAACCACTGCGCCGCCGGTGAGGATTTTTCTCTTTTCTTCTTCACTGGTGCTCCTGTCATCTATTACAATGTGTCCGACCCTGTGATAGTTGCCAGGCTTCTTTAAAAGGATAGGTTTACGCGTGCCGAAACACGCTACTTCCCCGGCGGTCGGGGAGGGGGTATTTCAAGAAATACCCGGACTATGTTCATGAACAATTGCGTTCACGGCTTAGTCCGTTGATCGCAAATTCTAATGAGCGTGGTCCGCTTTTCAAACGAACCTTTGAAAGGCCCAGGCAGTGGACAAGTGCTACACTGCCTGCGCAGGACCGTC